TCCGCAACCCATCACGAGTAACGACAGTCATACCAACCGCGAAGTTGGTAGAACACAAAGGATCGACACTGGTTGCGGTACCGCACAGGCCCGACGAAACTCGGGTGCTGCGTAACTTGGGCTTTGAGGTTCCTGAACCCATGCCCATTCACTATGACTGGCCCAAGGTCAGCGGCAGACATGCGCCGTTCTCTGCGCAGCTCGACACAGCATCGTTCCTGTCTATGAACAGCCGGGCGTTCTGCCTCAACGGTATGGGCACTGGCAAGACCAACGCCGCGTTATGGGCGTACGATTACTTGCGCCGCACTAAGACCGTAAAGAAGATGCTTGTGGTGTGCCCTCTGTCTACCATGGAGCGCACATGGGCAGACTCAGCCTTTCAGACGTTCCCGCATCTTGACTGCGTTGTACTGCACGGCACACGAGAGCGCCGCAACAAACTGCTTGCACAAGACGTGGACATTTATGTCATCAACATCGACGGGCTATCTACCATCAAGGACGCGCTGGCCAAGCGGCCTGACATCGACCTGATCGTCGTAGACGAGCTCGCGCTTGCACGCAACTCTGGCACAGACCGCTGGAAGATTCTCAACGCCATCTGCAACAAGCAGGCTCCTCGCCGTGTGTGGGGCATGACAGGATCGCCAACACCTAACGCACCAACTGACGCATGGGCGCAGTGCAAGCTGGTGACCCCTGACAACCCGACCATGCCCAAGTACTTCAGTGCGTTCCGTGACCGCGTGATGCGTCAGATCACACCGTTCAAATGGGCGGCGCGGCAGGACGCCAACGAGGCTGTGTATCAGATGATGCAGCCAGCTATCCGGTTCTCATTGGATGACTGTGTGGACTTGCCAGAGCAGACGTTCATCACCCGCGACGTGGCCCTCACCAAGGAGCAGGACAAGGCCTACAAGGACATGATTAACAAGCTGTCCACTGAGTACGCAGGCGGTCAGATTCTGGCTGTCAACGAGGCTGTGAAGGCCAACAAGCTCATCCAAATTGCGTGTGGTGTCGCCTACGGGACAGATGGTGAACACGTTGTCATTCCATCCAAGCCGCGCATTGATGTGCTCAAAGAAATCATCGAAGAATCTGAAGGCAAGGTCATCGTGTTCGTGCCGCTGACAGGCGCTCTGGAAAGCGTAGCGTCAGAACTGCGTAAGGATTTCACGGTAGAAACGGTGCATGGCGGCACCAGTAAGACTGAGCGTGATCGTATTTTTAGTGAGTTCCAACGAGGGCTGGACCCAAGGGTTTTGGTGGCTAACGCCTCAACCATGAGCCATGGCCTGACACTGACGGCAGCAACCACCATAGTGTGGTACGCCCCGGTTCACTCGAATGAGACTTACGAACAGGCTTGTGCGCGTGTAAGACGCCCGGGCCAGACAAGAACCACAGTGATCGTTCACATCGCAGGTACGGATGTTGAGCGGCGTGTGTATAAAAGGCTGCAGGACAAGCAGTCTATGCAGGGTGTGTTACTCGACATGATGAAGGAACGGATAGACCAATGAAATTATCAGAAGCAGTGAGCCTGTACATACGGCTCCGTGACAAGAAGGCAGAGATGAAGGCTGATTTTGACGCCAGCATCGCACCTATCAACGACAAGATGGACAAGCTCGAAGCCAAGCTTCTTGACGTGTTCAACAAGACCGGCATGGACTCAGTTAAGACTGAGAACGGTACGGCCTACACCGCTGTGCGTACAACCGCCAGCATCGCAGATCGTGAGGCTTTCATGGATTACGTGAAGGCCAACGAAGAATGGAGCTTGCTTGAAGCGCGTGCGTCAAAGACCGCAATCGAGCAGTTCCGTGACTCCAACAATGGCGAACTGCCACCGGGTATAAATATTCGGTCGGAACGCGTTGTAAACATCCGCCGCTCGGCATAAACTCTCAAACCCAACTAACCGAAGATCATGAACATCATTCCATTTGACTCCGGCAGCAAACTGCCAGCATTCCTGAAACAAGTCGACGTTGCGGCTTTGAATTCTGACTTGACCGCCCACGCTGGCGGCGGCTTCCCTGTGATCTCTATCAAGGGTAAGGTTTTCGCAGTCGTCCGTGATGGCGACCGTGAGATTCAGATGAATCCCAAAGACCCTGAAAGCGCAGCTACCAGCCTGAACGTGGTGTTGTTAAAAGCCAACAAAGGCACCAGCAAGGTGTTCTACATCAAGGGCTACGACAAGGACACCAGCGAAGGCCAGAAGCCTGACTGCTATTCCAACGATGGCGTCGAACCTGCGGGTGATGCCCAGAACAAGCAGGCCAAGAAGTGCGCTACATGCCCACACAACCAGTGGGGCTCGCGTGTCTCCGAGAAGGGCGCTACCAAGGGCAAGGCTTGCGCTGACGCTGTTCGTATGGCCGTGGCCCCTGCTGGTCAGATCAACGACGCCATGCTGCTGCGTGTGCCACCTGCGTCCATCAAGGCTCTGGGTGAGTACGGTCAGATGCTGGCCAAGCGCGGTGTCGGCTACAACATGGTCGTGACCAAGGTCGGCTTCGATGTGCAAGCTGAATCTCCTAAGCTGACGTTCTCTGCTGTCGGCCTGCTGGATGATGAAGGCTTCGCTGAGGTGCAGGAAATCGCTGCGTCCGACGTTGTGTCCAACATCCTCGGCTCGTCCGTCATGGCTGCTGTTGCTGCTGAAGCTGCTGCGCCTACAGAAGAAGTCGAAGAGGAAGCCCCGGCACCCAAGGCAGCAGCCAAGCCCAAGGCAGCACCCAAGCCCGTGGTTGAGGAAGCTGAAGAGGAAGCCCCGGCACCCAAGGCAGCAGCCAAGCCCAAAGCCAAGCCAGCCCCAGTGGTTGACGACATGGACCTCGATCTTGATGGCATCAACTTCGACGACTGATTAAACTAGGGGGCTTCGGCCCCCGCACACAAAACCTGAAAGAACATCATGCAATACCAGATCAAACTCGACATGAACATGGACGCCAACTCCCTCAACACCTTGCTGGGTGCCTTGGGTAGTGGCCCACACAACTTTGTTCGCCCAATCATTGACACCATCTTGCAGCAAGCCAAGGAGCAGGAAGAAGCTGCCAGAGCCGAACAGTCGGAAGAAATTACGGAACAAATCACAGAAGCCGGACTCACAGACTGATCTGAGGGTTTACCCTAGGGAGCCCGCTTGCGGGCTTTTTCCTTTTTTGGAGTCGTCATGAGTTGCATAAATACAACAGTTAGTGGGGTGTGCCGTGGACACCCTTGAGTTTCTCAAAGCAATCTTGCCCGAACACGGCATCCATTACTTGGCCCTGTTCAAAGAGGGCTACAAATTTCCAGCGCACAAGGTTTACACGGACCTTGAGACCATGGCTGATGCCATTGAAGGTATGGCTGGCAGCAAGCAGCTGTCGGTGTACCACGCGTGCGCTTCGTACCAGAAGGCCGTCATCGAGTTGGACGAGCTGGACAAGAACGGCAACAACAAACGCAAGTACCGAGTCCCCGAGAACTGGGACAAGGCCAAATCATTCTGGGTGGACGTTGACTGCGGCCAAGAGAAGTTCGACAAGGGGCAGGGCTACCTGACCAAGAAGGACGCTGTTGTGGCCATGGCCAAGTTCGCCAAGGAAGTGGGCGTACCAAGACCGCTGATGGTTGACTCCGGTAATGGCATCCATGCCTACTGGCCACTGACCAAAGATATTGGGCCGGAGCTATGGCGCAAGGTAGCTGTCGTCCTCAAGTCTACGCTGGCCCACTGCAAGGTTATTGCAGACCCAACACGCACGGCAGATTTCAGCTCTATTCTCAGACCGGCGGGCTCTACCAACCGAAAGAACGGTGATGCCAAGATCGTCAAGGTGCTGGCTACTTGCGAGGCCATTGACCCGAAAGCATTTGCTGAACCGCTGTTTGCATACGCCAAAGAACATGGCGTCAAGCTGATTCGTGAAGCCCCCAAGAAACAGTATCAGCCGAACGATCTTAATTCTGACTTGACTGGTCACCTGCACCAATACCCCGAACTGCCAGTAGATGCTGATCTGATGGCCAGCAAATGCCTTCAGGCGGGCGCTATGCGTGACAGCAAGGGTGACGTGGACTACGAGACTTGGCGCGGTGTAATCGGCCTGCTGACCCACTGCGAGAGCGGTCGTGAGTTTGCCCGTGACTGGAGCTCTGAGCGCGAGGCCACTGGCCATGGCCAGATCGACTGGGACATCCGCTACGACACATGGGGCGCTGGCCCAACAACATGCGAGTTCTTCAGTAAGTGCAACCCCAAAGGCTGCAACGGCTGTCAGTTCAAGGACAAGATCAAGACGCCACTGGTGCTAGGTCGCGTTGCCCCTGAGCCTGTGGAGACTGTTGAGGAGGTCATCACTGAGACAGGTGCGGTCGAGCAGACTACCGTTCCTGCCGTGCCTAGAGGCTATCAGTGGGACAGCCACCTGCTGAGCAGGATGATTCCAGATAAAGAGGGCGTAATGCAGGCGTTCCCCTTCTGTGAAAACTTGTTTTACCCCATCACGCGCATACGCGGCGAAGACGGCACGTTCCGCTACGGCATCCGGTTCCACTTACCGGACAAGCGCATCCGTGAATTTGAAATACCCGGCGAGTCAGTGGCAGCACCAACCGACATGCTGCGAGCCTTGGCCCGCTACGAACTCACCAAAAGCAACCACAAAAACGCAGGAGAGCACATGGCCGCATACCTGTTAGACCAGCTCCAAGCCCTTAAACGCAACATCTCTGAGACCAACACCCTGACCTCATTCGGGTGGAAGGAAGACCACAAGGCATTCCTGCTTGGCGAAACTCTTCATTCTGCTGACGGTTCTGAGCGCCCAGTGCTGGTCGGCGGTAACGCCAAAGAGCGTGTAGCCACATTCCGCAATGGCCGTGGCACTTTGAACGGCTACGCCAACGCGCTGAATTTCATGTACAACCGCCCCGAAGCTGTCCATTGGCAGTACACCATATGCGCTGGCTGGGGCTCACTGCTGTCGCACCACTGCGAAGACTTGTACAAGGGCTTGATTCTGGCGCTGCAGGGCGGCAAGTCTGGTCGTGGTAAGACCACTGCATGTCACGCTGCGCTGGCTGCGTTTGGAAACCCTGAGCGCATGACCCTGAACTCCAAAGAGGGCTTCACCACCAACGCTCTGTGGGCTACGCTGGGTGTGTTCAACAACATCCCCGTGCTGGCTGACGAGCTGACTAACATGGACGCTCCAGTGTTCAGTGACGTGGCGTACGGCGTATCCAACGGCCAAGACCGCATACGCATGACTTCCAAGGGTGGCGCTGTGGTATTCGCCAAGTCATCCGAGTGGCGGCTTAACGTGTACGTGACTGGCAACCGGGACTTCTACGGGCTGCTTGCGGCCAACCAAGCTAACTCTCAGGCCGAGGCTGTACGCTTGATTCAGCTCAACGTGGATCGCTACGACCCGCTGATGCTGGTAGACCGGGCTGACTACCCTA